AATCCTCAACTACTTAAATATCGAGCTACGTAGATTGCGTAGCTCGTATTTTAAAAAGTATCTTGAAAACTACCAACGTGCTTTGAGCAGTCGCGACGTAGAGCGTTATGTTGACGGCGAAGCAGACGTTGTTGACTATGAAAAGATTATCAACGAATTTGCACTTATGCGCAACAAATGGTTAGGTGTTCTTAAGGCACTTGATCAAAAGCAATGGCAAATTACCAACGTTGTTAAACTACGTGTAGCAGGAATGGAAGACGCGAGTTTATAATGCATAGTCCTGAATATTTAGAAGAATTAAAATTATTACACAGTAAAAAAACGTTTGGCAAAGGTAAAACTATTCCGTTATATCTTAAAGAACTTTTTAAAACACAAACTATAAACTCTATGTTAGATTTTGGATGCGGTAAAGGTCAGCCATTTACCGGTCTTAATTCTGATACTTTTACAGTTTACAATTATGATCCTGTTACTAGTCCAATTGAATTGCCATCAGCAGTTGATTTAGTTTATAGTAGTGATGTATTAGAACATGTAGAATTAGATCAAATAGACGATGTATTGTCAAACTTATTCATCATAGGACAAAAATATCAATATCATTTAATTGCATGTCACCCAGCAAAGAAAACTTTATCTGATGGTCGCAACGCACACTTAATTATTGAGCCTCCAGAGTGGTGGAGAAAAAAAATACAAAATCCTAATTGGAAAATTATCCACGAAGATGTACTTGATTATATGGCAGAGGTCAAAAAAGGCCCGCCAATACATTGCATAAAATATATTGTTTGCATGGAAAGAGTATGAAGCAAGTATACAACTACTGGATGCCAGATACAGATAATCATTTTGAACGATTGATCACCAAACGAATTAAACAGGGCGGTCCTGCAGAATATCAAGACGATGTTAGAGATGCTGCGTACAAGTATGTTACAGACTTTGATGTATGCGTCGACGTTGGTGCAAATGTAGGTTTATGGGCAAAACCATTATCTAAAAAGTTTAGTCAAGTTATTGCTTTTGAACCTATTGATCATGTATACAAATGTTTAGAATTAAATGTAAAAGGTTTGCCTGTAGAAATAAATCGGTTTGCACTTAGTAGTACTACTGGATTTATTGACATGATTTATGACAGCGAAAACACCGGACAAAGTCATGTTGATATGAATACACTAGGTGCCGGCACTATTGAATTAAAACGCATGGATGACTTAGATCTACCTAAGTTTGGATTACTTAAAATAGATTGCGAACGACATGAACTAGAAGTGCTTAAAGGCGCTGCCGAAACATTGTTAAAGTATAAACCTATTATTGTGTGCGAACAACACCCTGATACTGAATATTGTGCAGGAGCATATTTAAAACAATTGGGTGCAATTGAATTAACTAATGTTCGTAAAGATTACATTTTTGGCTGGTGGGATTAAGTACGCATATAAATAACTACATGAGCAATGTAGTATTAGTCACAGGAGGATTTGATCCTCTTCACAGCGGGCATATCGCCTATTTCAAAGCAGCACGAGCATTAGGCGACCAACTTATAGTCGGCGTTAATTCAGATGAATGGCTTACACGCAAAAAAGGTAGACCGTTTATGTCTTTTGCAGAACGTGTTGCCATCATCAAAGAATTAGCAGTAGTTGATAAAGTAATAGGATTTGACGACAGTGACGACAGTGCATGTCAAGCAATTTTTCATACTATGTCAACTAACACTGGTACAATTATATTTGCTAACGGTGGCGATAGAACAAACACTACAACTCCAGAATATAAGGTATACGGTGATCATCCAGATGTAGAATTTGTATTTGGAGTCGGCGGTGAGGATAAAAAGAATAGCAGCAGCTGGATTTTAACTGAATGGAAAGCACCTAAGACTCAACGCCAGTGGGGTTACTATCGTGTGCTACATGAAGTCGAAGGCACAAAAGTAAAAGAGCTTACTGTAAATCCTGGTAAGAGTTTAAGCATGCAACGTCATGAATGTCGTGCAGAACACTGGATGGTAAGCGAAGGCGAGTGTGTAGTAAACAGTAAGATGCCAAATGGTTATGCGCTACCGCCTAAGCACCTAACTAAACATCAAGCATTTGACATACCATTAGGCGAGTGGCATCAACTTACTAATCCGTTTGATGCGCCTTGTAGAATAGTAGAAATACAATACGGAACACAATGTGTGGAGAACGATATTGAACGTCAAGACTAAGCCTTTAAAGATATTCATAGGATGGGATAGCAGAGAGGACATTGCATACCAAGTCTGTAAACAAAGTATATTAGAACATACTAGTGTGCCTGTAGAAATCAGCCCTTTAAAATTAAAGACGTTACAAAAACAAAACCTTTATTGGAGAGATGTAGATAAATTAGCCAGCACCGAATTTACATTTTCTAGATTTCTTGTTCCTGAATTAAATTTATTCGATGGATGGGCATTATTCATTGATTGTGATTTTTTATTTTTAGATGATGTTGCAAAATTATTTGCACAAACAAATAACAAATATGCAGTAATGTGCGCCCAACACGATTATACTCCTAAAGAAGGAGTCAAAATGGATGGACAAACACAAACAGTATATCCAAGAAAAAATTGGAGCAGTATGATGTTGTTTAATTGTTCACACCCCAGTAACAAAATATTAACTAGAGAGTTAGTGAATGATGAGTCTACTACTGGTCAATATTTGCATAGATTTAGTTGGCTCAAAGATAAAGAAATTGGTAAGATAAGTCATGAATGGAATTGGCTAGTTGGATGGTATAAAGAATCTAAAGACGGTAAGCCTAGTGCATTACATTATACCGAAGGCGGGCCTTGGTTTAAGGAATATGAAGATTGCGACTACGCAGTTAATTGGTATAAAGTAGAAAGAAAATATCTAGCTATTGCGCCTGAAAAAAATAAATTTAAACCTACTACTATTAAAGATCTTGATTTATCCGATACATTAAAAGAACATATAGAACAACAAACTAAGTATCTAATTGATCCCGAAGGAACATATTATGAAAAGAAAAATACTGAAATGAAGAAACTTAAATCAGCTGCTATTTTTAACGACGATTTAAGTTATCCCGAAGGTGGCAGAGTATATGACGAATATTTAGAAGCCTTTATAACAGGAATTGGAGGGAAATTAAGCTCTTGGGAAAGAGAAGAATATACCGACGTTCCGTTAGTTATAAGAGGACTAGGGGGCAATTGCCAAAAGGCTATTAAACATTGTTGGGAAATAGGTAGAGAGTTCTATGCTATTGATACTGGATATTTTGGTAACGATAAACTAAAAAACTGGCACAGAATTACTAAAAATGCATTACAGCATATGGGTCCAATTGTCGAGCGACCTGATGATAGATTAAGAGTTATTGGTGGGTATTCGTATAGAAAACAAATTAGCGGAAGAAAAATATTAATATGTCCGCCTAGTGGAAAAGTTATGCAAGTGTTTAATCAACCAGATCCTGATACTTGGGTTAAACAAGTTGTAGAAGAATTAAAAAAATACACTGATAGACCAATTGAAATTCGAATGAAGCCTATTCGACAAGATCGTGTTACGAATAACACAATGGAACAAGCATTAGCAAATGATGTTTATTGTTTAATAACCTACAATAGTATTGCTGCCACTGAAGCATTAATGTTAGGAAAACCTGCAATTGCGTTAGGACCAAACTCAGCACAAACAATATGTAATACTACACTAGCTGATATTAATAATTTAAATTATCCCGATAAAGATACTATGAATGCCTATATGTGCCATTTAAGTTATTGTCAGTTCAGTGTTAAAGAAATGCTTAACGGAACTGCTTGGAGAATTATCAATGAAAGTAGTTAGTTACTTAAAAACAGTTCCAGGAAATAATAATAATCCACAAAAGCCTGAAATACTAAAAAAGTTTATTCAAGGCGTAAATGCTTGCGGTGACATTGGATTTGTTAGTAACGACTCATCAATTGTAGCTGATGCAGATGTAGCAGTTATACAAGGGTGGGTGTATGCAGACACTAGCAGTCCGCATTTAAAATTTAGAAAACAATTAATTGATAATCAAACTGTTGTTACTGGAGATGCAAATTTATTTTTGTATCATAATAAAAATAATCCTCATGGTTATATACGATATAGTTTCAACGGAATATTTCCTACTACCGGCAACTATTGTGACTCTAAAGTTGATCCTAATCGTTGGCTTCAAATATCAAAGGACACTGGAATTCATTTAGAAGAATATAAAAAATTAGGTTCTAGCATTGTGTTACTGCTACAACGAAATAACGGATGGAGTCTCAAAGGCACACCGATACATCAATGGACAACTAATGTAGTTTCACATTTAAGAAAGTATACTGACCGTCCAATAATAATTAGAACCCATCCAGGCGATAAAAGAGCAAATACTTACATTTCACAACTACAAAGATTGTTAGTACAATATAAAAACATTTCTATAAGTAGAGTCGGCACACCATTAGAACAAGATTTAAAAACAGCATGGGCAGTAGTTAATCATAACAGCAGTGCAGCAGTAGGCCCGATCATACAAGGATATCATTGCTTCCTAACAGATCCAAATGACAGCCAGTGTGCAGAAGTTAGCAATACAGATTTTAGTAAAATAGAAACTCCGTTAGAATTTAATAGACAACAATGGTTAGAAAGAATAAGCATGTTTCATTGGAAGTTCAGTGAACTAGAAGGCGGAACTTGCTGGAAGCACATGAGAGAATACATATGAAAAAAGAAATTACAGTAGTGACTACATTCCACCCATCAGGTATGGAAAAATACGGACAACGATTTTTAGATAGTTTTGCTCAACGAGTAGACAAGCGGATTAAACTTTTATGTTATGTAGAAGACTGCTTGCCTATAAATCCTGATTCGGAACAAATTACGTTATTAGATGCACGATCAGCTTTACCTAAATTAAATTCATTTAAAGCAAAATGGAGCAAGGTTCCTAAAGCCAACGGTGACATCAGCAAGGACCCTGTGCGCAGCCTACGCAAGGATAGCAACAAGGCTTTTAAGTGGGATGCTGTACGCTTTGCTAACAAGACATACGCTGTGTATGACGCTTGTGCGCGGTCTAAGGGTTGGTGTGTGTGGATGGATGCAGATACATTTGTACACAGTGATTGGAGTTACGATCAGTTTGCAGAACTATTGCCTAACAACGCTTATATTACATATGTAGGCAGAGGTAAAGGATCACAAACTTGGCCAGAGTGCGGCTTTTATGGTATGAATTTAAATCATCCTGTGTGTCATAGTTTTTTACAAGACTTTGAGCGTATGTACGATAATGCTGAAGAAGGCATCTTTACACTCGACGAATGGCACGACAGTTATGTGTTTGGCGAGCTACTAAAAAAGTACAGCGAATTTCCATCACATGATTATAGTGCTGATATGTATCTTAAGGAAGCTAAGTCAGGAGGAGGTGGACATCCGCTTATTAATGGACCGTTAGGCAAATGGATTGATCATATGAAAGGTGGACGCAAGTCAACTGGTAAAAGTCTTAAAAAAGATTTAATGGTTAACCGTACGGAAGCATATTGGAATGAAGTTTAGTCTTTGGACAAATTATGGCGCACTTAATAGCAACCCTGTCTTTGATGCTTTTAGAATGGGTTGTACTGCCCTTGGTTTTGATACTGTTGAGAATAGTAATGACTCCGACGTTGATGTTATTTGGAGCGTACTGTTTAATGGAAGAATGGCTCAAAACCAACTTGTCTGGAAGAACGCACACGGCAAAAAGAAACCAGTAATTGTATTGGAAGTAGGCGGCATACAACGTGGTACAACATGGAAGGTAGGACTTAATGGAATTAACAGGGATGCTTATTTTGGGCCTACTGGTATGGATGATGTACGTGTACGTGACTTGGGACTCAAACTAAAGCCATGGCGCAAGGACGGAGAGTACATTCTTATATGTGGACAGCATGACAAGAGCTTACAGTGGCACGGTATGCCACCTATGAGCAATTGGGTAATAGATACTATTAGCAAAATACAACAATACACTGATCGTCCTATTGTATTTCGTCCACATCCAAGATGTCCGTTACCACACATTGAACACGAGTTTAAAAATGTTCGTAGACAAGATCCTGTAAAACTAAACAGCACATATGATGACTTTGATATGTCATTTGCCAATGTTTACTCTACTGTAAGTTGGAGCAGTAACCCTGGCATCCATAGTATTATAAACGGCGTACCTGCTGTAGTTGGACCAAGCAGCCTAGCATGGCCAGTTGCTGGACAAAATATAGCAGAAGTTACAACACCGTACTATTCAGATAGACAGCAATGGCTTAACGACTATGCTCATACTGAATGGACTATAGAAGAAATTTCTCAGGGTATTCCACTTAAACGCTTGACAAATCGGTTGTAATAAGTTATACTACTTGTATGACTGAAAAAACAATAGAATCATATC